GAGAATCAAATTGAACAAATTAAATCATCTGTAGAGGAAGAACAAAAAGGTTCTACAACCACTGCGACAGAGGAACCGCCGGCAGAGTCGCCACCTCCTCAAGATGAATTTAACACGCCAATTAGACGCGGTGCCGATTATGCCGTGCGCTATAAAGGTAAAGTCTACAACCTAGATGCATTTAATAAACTGTATCCCGGTATGGCAATACAAGCCGATAATGATAAACTGCAAGCCGCAAGCCAATGTGGGTTTGGGGAAAAGTTTCCTGAAGATCCCATGAAAGGCGACATGTTTATCAGAACGGATTATCTACCAGATCGTTTGTTTAAATGGAATGGACAAAAATGGATTGAAGTAGACAAAAGCACAACAGACAGCTACACTTACAATCAAGCATATATTCAGCATCTAATTCAAAAACTAGAAGCCGGTGAGTATGAAATTGAAGATTTAAGTGATGCTGAACAAGCACAAGTTGAACAACAAATTGAAGATATTCTAAAAAACAAAAATGGATAGTAATCTAGTAACACCCCCGGACATTGTTAACAATGGATTACACTCCATAATCTTGGTTGATCCGGAACAGTCAGATGTAGATGCTGTGGTTAAATTTTGTCAATACAGCGATCGAGCATTTAATGTTTATGTGTATACACCAAATATGGAAAATGTAGAATGGCTATCGCAAGCGGTAGATGCCAGCGATGCAGTTATTGTAAACACTAGGACCAACAATTATAATGATCTTAGTTTACTTGCTAAAACTTACTATTATGGTCCACAAAATTTTGTAGAAAATCAAAAAAAACTAGCTGATCCGTTACACTATTTTGCAGCGCAAGTCAATACTGATAAATAGATCTATGAACGAAAAGTTAAAAGTTACGGGTAATTTGGTTATAGTTGTCAATGACAATGTGGAAAAAGCTCTGCGCAAATTCAAAAAGAAAGTGGCCGAGTCTGGACTATTACAAGAACTTCGCGAACGCGAAACTTATGAAAAGCCTACTACACGCAGAAAGAAAGCACACAATTCTGCTGTACGTCGTTGGAAAAAACGTTTAGCCGACGAACAATTACCAAAAAAATTGTTCTAACCTGAAAAATATCATATAATTAGGTATAAATAATTGTGCAAGGTGCTACGGGCCTTGCACAACACTACTTGCTTATTAAAGGAGAATAATATGAGCACAATCATCGGTATTGATCTTGGTACCACCAATAGCTGCGTAGCAGTCGTCGAAAACGGAATCCCAAAAGTAATTGAAAATTCAGAAGGTGCTAGAACTACACCTAGTATCGTAGCATATACCTCAGACGAAATTCTTGTTGGTGCTAGCGCAAAACGCCAAGCTGTTACAAACCCAAAAAATACTATCTATGCTAGTAAACGACTAATTGGTCGTAAGTTCAAAGAGCAGGCAGTTCAAAAAGATATTGATCTCATGCCCTATCGAATCATTGAAAGTAGTAACGGTGATGCCTGGGTAAGTGCTAACGATCGAGAACTAGCCCCTCCGCAAATTAGTGCAGAAGTTCTTCGCAAAATGAAAAAGACCGCAGAAGACTATCTTGGACACGAAGTTACTCGGGCAGTTATTACGGTACCTGCATACTTTAATGACAGTCAACGTCAGGCTACCAAAGATGCTGGCGCTATTGCAGGCCTAGAAGTTCTGCGTATTATTAACGAGCCGACCGCAGCGGCGTTGGCCTATGGAGTAGATAAGAATGAAAAGAAGGATCGTAAAATTGCTGTTTATGATCTTGGCGGTGGCACCTTTGATATATCTATTATCGACATCGCTAATGTGGATGGTGATAAACAATTCGAAGTACTTTCCACTAACGGGGATACATTCCTAGGTGGTGAAGACTTTGATCAAAGATTAATGGATTACTTAATTGCTGAGTTTAAGAAAGAGAGCGGTGTAGATCTTAGTAAAGATGTTATGGCACTACAGCGACTAAAAGAAGCAGCCGAACGCACCAAGATTGAACTATCTAATAATACACAAACAGATGTAAACTTGCCCTACATCACTGCTGATGCTACGGGACCTAAGCATCTTAATATTAAAATTACTCGTGCTAAGTTTGAAAGTTTGGTTGACGAACTAATTCAACGTAGTATCGAGCCTTGCCGAGTAGCCATGCGTGATGCAGGAGTTACAGCCGCAGACATTGATGAAGTTATTCTTGTTGGTGGCATGACCCGTATGCCTCGGGTACAAGAAGAAGTTGAAAAACTATTTGGAAAGGCACCTCGTAGAGATGTTAATCCGGATGAAGCAGTAGCGGTTGGAGCAGCAGTACAAGGTGCTGTTCTAGGTGGTGACCGTAAAGACGTTCTACTACTTGATGTGACCCCACTAAGCCTAGGCATTGAAACCATGGGTGGCGTGATGACAAAACTGATTCAAAAGAACACCACAATACCAACCAAGAATAGCCAAGTGTTCAGCACAGCTGAGGATAATCAGCCTGCAGTTACTATTAAAGTCTATCAAGGTGAACGCGAACTTGTACAACATAACAAACTGCTAGGTGAATTCAATTTAGAGGGCATTGATCCTGCGCCACGTGGAGTTCCACAAATTGAAGTTACACTAGATGTTGATGCTAACGGTATTCTCAAAGTAAGTGCCAAGGACAAAAAGACCGGCAAAGAAAATCGGATTACCATCAAGAGCGATAGTGGTCTAAGTAAAGAACAGATTGAGGAAATGATTCGCGATGCTGAAGCAAATGCTGACGCAGATAAAAAACAACGCGAATTAATTGAAGTACGTAACCAAGCGGATTCAGTAATCCACCGGGTTCGCACTGATCTAAAAGAAGTAGAAGGCAAACTTGCAGAGGATCAGAAGAAACAAATTGACGATAAAATAAGTGAACTAGAACAAGCGATTGCAGGCACAGACAAGGAAGCTATTACTACAAAGTTAAGTGAATTGTTTGTGGCCTCAAATATAATTAATGAAGTCAAGCAGCAGTCAACCACAGAAGAACAACCTAAGCCTAAGGCTGATGACGATGTAATTGACGCTGAGTTTACAGAAAAGCCGTAAAGAATATGCGGGGTAGATGCCACTAGGGTCTACCTTCATATATGTCATAACTTGCTTAATGAAAGGAGAACATACTATGACAACATATACAATCAGTACTTTTGATTTACCCACCCTACACCGTCATGCTGTAGGATTTGACAAATTGTTTAATGAACTAGGTCGTACTTTTGCAAATAGTAAGGCCGAAAATTATCCTCCACACAACATTGTTCGTATTGACGACAATCACTATGCAATACAATTGGCTGTAGCTGGATTTAGTCAAGACGAATTGGACATTGAATACAAAGAAAATGTCCTAACTGTAAAAGGCGAGCAGAAACAGAAAGACGAGTATGAATATCTGCACAGAGGTATCAGTGCTCGTAACTTTACTCGTCATTTCACTTTAGCAGACAATGTTGAAGTAAAAGGGGCAACTGTAATCAATGGTATTTTGGCTATCAGTTTGGAACACATTGTTCCAGAAGAGCAAAAAGCTAAAAAAATTGCCATCACATTTGCTAAGTAAGTCGATAAGTAGTATAATAACAGTAGGGGGATCTTCCCCCTACTCAAACCTACAAAATTATGAGCAAAACAGATATTGTAGTAAAACCCCGGATTCAAACCAAAACAAACATACAGCCACCCAGTTTGTTTAATGTAATCTATTTGAACGACAGTGTGACCACAATGGAATTTGTAATTGAAACACTCAAAAACATTTTCCATCATACTGAAGAAACAGCAACAGAAATTACACTTAAAATTCACGAAGAAGGTTCGAGTGTAGTTAGTACTTTGCCATATGAAATTGCAGAACAAAAAGGTGTTGAAGCAACACTACTTGCTCGCAATAATGGTTTTCCTCTAAATGTAAAATTAGAACCAGCAAACTAAATGATATTCAATAAAATTAGAGAACTTAAGGACAAAGGACTTAAGATTGGGATTACTTTTTCAACTTTTGATTTATTTCACGCCGGACATGTGGCTATGTTGGCTGAGGCTAAGAATCACTGCGACTATCTTATCGCCGGACTTCAGACAGACCCAACAATTGATCGTCCGGATACAAAAAATCGACCAGTTCAAAGTATTGTGGAAAGACAGATTCAACTGGCAGCATGCCGTTATGTTGATGAAGTGGTTGTGTATCAGACCGAACAAGATTTGATTGACATTATTTTGACTCTGCCTATTGATGTGCGTATACTGGGTGTTGAATATGCTCAACAAGACTTTACTGGTATGGAAGAAGGACACGCTAGAAATATTCAATTGGTGTTTAACAGCCGAGATCATTCATTTAGTTCGAGCAGTTTACGTCGTAGAGTAGCAGCAGCTGAAGCTGATAAAGCACTTAGGAGCCAGTAATGGATGTCATGCTCGACATCGAAACACTAAGCACCAGACCTTGGTCAGTTATACTTACTCTTGGCGCGGTCAAATTTAGTCCTTGGGATTCAGATGTTGATCAAGGACAAGGACTGTATCTTAAACCTGATGTAGATGAACAATTATCTATGAATCGGCATGTTCAAGACGAAACTGTGGCATGGTGGGGAACTCAGACTGACGAAGTTCGAGAAGAAGCAATGGGCATAGAAGGTCGCATTGCTGTAAATGAAATGCTGGATCAGCTGAATAGATTTTTAGTAGGCGTAGATAATATTTGGTGTCAAGGTCCGGCATTTGATATAGTTATACTCGAAGACCTGTACAGGCAAGTCAATAGACCAACACCGTGGCAGTTTTGGCAGATTAGAGATAGCCGTACACTTTTTAGTGTACACGGAGATCCAAGAGAAAAAAATCGTCATGGCGCTCATAATGCACTAATTGATTGTTATTATCAAGCCCGAGCTGTACAGCATATATATAAAACAGTAGGAGTAAAGAAACGATAATGGATATTATTTTTAATAGACAAATAGCAGAAGAACTCAGTGAAAGATACACAGTGCTTGAATTAGAAGCACACGACGTAGAAGGTCAAATTTTAGAAACTTTTTGTGTAGTACC